TCCCGGCTGGGGGCCGTGCACGATCGCGAGCAACACCGTGAACGGTGGAGAGTATACGACGATCGGACACTCGGGGATCAAGGCGCTCTCCAGCGTGGACAACGGCTCGGTGATCAGGGATTGCATCGTATCGGGTGCGAAGTTCCACATTCTGAAGACGGGCACGAACCCCGGCCAGCCGATCATCATCCAGACCAAGCCCAACGATCTCATCCGCAACATCTCAGCGCCGGGTTGCACGTGGCTGGCTAGCTGATCGGAGCGCGGCGGTATTCTGCCAAAGGAAGGAGAGTGTAACATGCCCGGCGTAACTTCAACCGATCTGGCCGCTATCATGGCCTCCATCCCGCAACCAGCGTCGTCCGTGCCGCCAGGAGTAGCGGATAGCGGGGCCGCTGGCTCTGCCGTCCCATACGCTCGCGGCGACCACACGCATGCCAGCAAGGCGCGGAAGCAGCGGGTAACAGGGGTAAGCGCGGCGACGTACACATGGGTGTTCCCAACCCCGTTCGCGGCAGGTGTCGTCCCTATTTGCAACGGTATCGCTGAAGACCCCGCTGACAGCGCGATTGACTCCTACAACGTCCAGATATCCGGCGTTCCAACCAACGCGCAGGTCACGTTCCGCATCAAGCGGCAGACTTCGGGCCTGTTCGGCCTCCTAACAGGCGCCATCGGGTTCAACGCGACCCCCGGCACCATCAATCTCCACTGCTCAGCCCTCGAACCGTAAACCTCGCTAGAACCAGGAGCGAACAATGGCCGAATTCACCGCAGAAGAACTTGAAGCTGAAGCCGTTGGTCAGGAGACCATCGAGCCCACGACCGAACAGCAGGATCGCGCCCGCGACGAACATGGGCGGTTCGCTCCGGTTGAACAGCAGGGTGAAACTGAGCAGCGCACGCGCACCGTCCCGCATCAGGCCCTCCATCAGGAGCGGGAGTCGCACAAGGGCACACGCGCCGAATTGCAGGCTGCCCGCGAACAGCTCGCACAGCTTCAGACGATCCGCGATCGTATCCGCACGGCGCAGCAGACCCCGGCGCCAAACACGGAATACCAGCAGCCGGCGCAGCAGCCCGGCGATCAGGGCGGCGAACAGCAGCAGCCAGTTCCGGGGCTGGATCACCTGCAAAGGCGTCTCGACCAGATCGAGCAAGGCAACCGCCAGCGTGAGACGCGCGAGCAGGAAGCTGGCGTTGATCAGCACGAAGCGCGCGTCCTGCATAATACACTAGCGCAGGCGGAAGCTGAATTTCGTCAGCAGACACCTGACTATGGCGACGCCGCAGACCACCTCATGCGTTCACGCGCGCGGCAGCTCCAGATCATGGGCGTTGCCGATCATGAAATTCTCGACACTATCCGCGAGGAGGCTGCCGATATTACGCGAGTAGCGATCCAGCAGGGCCGTTCACCGGCCGAAGTCGTCTATGATTGGGCTCAAACCTATGGCTATCAGCCTAAGGGCCAACAGGCTCCGCAGCAGCAGGGTAATGCAATGCTGGACGCTATCGCACGTGGCCAGAAGCAGAGCCGTTCACTCTCTTCAGCGCGCGGCGGCAGCAGCGTGTCGGACGTGAACGCCAGCGCCATCGCCAATATGAGCGAGGATGAGTTCCAGGCGCTCTACGCCACCCCTGAAGGCAAGAAGATCATCGATGCCCTCGGCTAATCTAGCGCAGGCCGTAACCGACGCCCGAACAGCATTCGAGCAAGCGCGCGACTACGACAAGGCGTGCAAGGCCATCTCGCAGGACAATTGGAACCGGGCGCTGGATCTGCGTCGGCAAGTGCAAACGCTTGTCGATGAAGTGAAGGCGACCGCTTCCAATTTGCCGAATGAAGATGATTACAAAGCAGGCCTTGCGGGCTGATCTTCGTTAGGGTATCCTGATACCGACGCGAGAGCCAGCGCGTCTACGCAGTGAGGCGCGATAGCCTCTTCGTCCCAGCTCCCGACGCAGGGGAGTTTCCGTAGCCACCACGACACGGCGGCGCTGAAACCCCTTTCCAGGAGCGCCATCATGGCAACCACGAATTACCCGTTTGGGCATGCACTTGCCCCCGTGATGTGGCGGCGCAAGCTGTCCGTCGAAGCCATCCGCAAGACCTTTTTCTCCGACCTCATCGGCACCTCGTCCGATAGCGTCATCATGCAGATTGACGACCTCGCCAAGGGCGGCGGCGATCGCGTAACCTATGGCCTTCGCGGCCAGATCGGTGGTGGCGGCGTGCTTGGCGACGGCACGCTGGAAGGCAACGAAGAGAAGCTGTCCACCTACAGCGACACGCTGGTGGTCAACCAGCTTCGCCAGGCGGTTCGCTCGGCCGGCAAGATGTCGGAACAGCGCATTCTCTTCAAAATGCGCGACGAAGCCAAGTCTGGCCTCTCCGATTGGTTCGCAGAGCGCTACGACACGGCGGCGTTCAACCAGCTGTGCGGCTTCACGGCGCAGAGCGACATCCGTTACACCGGCAACAACGCCACGATCGCACCGGATACGGCGCACATCTACCGCCCGAACGCCAAGACGGCGGACGAGGCGCTGACCACTGGTGACGAGTTCACCCTTGGCATCATCGACGTTCTGGTGGCACGTGCAGCACAGTTCACGAATGCCAGTGGCACGGGCAATCCGATCCGCCCTGCCGAGTTCAACGGCGAAAAGCGCTGGATCATGTTCCTGCATGATTACCAGGCCTATCAGCTCCGCACGACTGCGGCGGCTGGTTCGTGGATAGATTATCAGAAGGCGCTTACCAACGGCGGCTTCACGAACACGTCGCTGTTCAAGGGCGGCTACCTGATTGGCGAATATAACGGCGTGCTGCTGGTCAAGGCACCACGCATCACGAACGGCGTCAATTCCACGACGGGCGCGGCAGTTGCCAATACCCGCCGCGCCGTTCTCGTCGGCGCCCAGGCTGCAACCTTCGCAATGGGTCGTGACAGCGGCGCAGACGGCGATCGGTACACGTGGGTCGAAGAGAGCTTCGACTACGGCAACCAGCTGGGTGTTTCGGCAGGCGCGATCTTCGGCCTGAAGAAGAACCGGTTTGCGCCGGCCGACAATACGGGTCCGACGAGCGACTTCGCGACGTTCGTGGCCTCCACCTTCAGCCCCGCACCGTAAGGAGGTCCAGATGGGCGCACGCATCACACAGTATCAGGCGCCGCACTCGCTGCGGAAGATGATCAATTTCAACGATGCCGGTCTTTCTGCCGGCGTTCCTCTCAGCCAGCCAATCCCGGCGGGTTCTATCATCACATCGGTGATTGTGCAGATAGCCACGCCGTTCAATGCCGCCACCACGAACGTTCTCGCTGTCGGCACGACCGGCACGGGCACGGATCTGATGACTTCGGCGGAGGCAGTCGCGGGTACGCAGGGCCAGAAGACGGCGGTGGCATACAAGTCCACCGCAGCTTCGAACCCGCTAGCGAACGATACGAATATCTTCGTCTCATATTCGCAGACCGGTACCGCCGCCACCGCTGGCGTGGCTTACGTGATGATCACCTACCACCCCAACAACGACGCCTGAGGAGGCAATCATGAAGGGCATTCAGACCCCAGGAGCGGCTTACGAGACGTTCCCCGGCATGACGGCAGCAGAAGCGGCGGAGAAGGGCTATGTGGTTGTCGAAACCTCCGCCGATGGCACGTCGCCTATCTATGGCCGTTATTTGGATACCGCGACGGGCGCAGCGCTCGAAACGCTGGCCGACAAGGATGACCGCGTGGCCATCCCTGCTGGCGGTGAGAGCGTGGCCAAGCTTGTCGCCGGAGACAAGGGCGCCCTGCTCAATCCGGACGATCCTATCGTCCATGGGCAGGCCGACAAGAACCCGCATGAGGATGGCGCACCCGCCCTCCCCAGCGACAATAAGGGCTTGGCGGACACGCTGGAGGGCTATGTCCCCGGCGAGACGCACCGCAAGCCCGGCCGGCCTCGCAAGGCCGACTAAATGGCGGGCGTCCGGACGCTTGGGAATTTGAAGGCGAGGATCGCGGACGAGTTAATTCGTCCCGATCTTTCGTCGCAGATCGTCCTTGCCATTCAGGACGCCATCCTAGAGGCCGCGAGCAATCGTTTCTGGTTCAACGAGGTTCGCGGCCTCGCACTCCCGCTCATTGCGGGGCAGGAATATTACACGAACGACGATCTTTCGGCGCTGACCGAAATTGATGCCATCTGGTTCGTGCTGGGTGGACGTAGGTCCGTCTACCCGATCGGCAATATCGACGTAGACCAAATGAGCGAGGGGGGCGGCTTTACCGGCGAGCCCTATCGTTACGCCCGCTACGGCGACGCATTCCGCTTTTATCCAATCCCCGGCAGCGCATACACGATCTACATCGATGGCGTCTCTCGCCTGTCGCCGCTGGTTGCCGATAGCGACCTGAACGGCTGGACGAACGAGGGTGAGCGCCTGATCCGCGCCATCGCCAAGCGGGAATTGCTGCTCAACGTTATCCAAGGCCCTGATAGCCAGGGCGATGCGCAGGTGCAGCAGCTCATCGTGGACAAGCAGATCCACGACCTGAAGTCGCAGAGCTATGACCGCGCCGCCACCGGGCAGATGGCTTACAATGGCTGACGTTCCGCTCCAGCTTGGCCCTTGGGAGCCAGATCGCGCCCCGCATATGTCGCCCGCCCTGACGGAAGCGGTCAACGTGTTGCGCGTGGCGGGTGCCTATACGCCGATGCCGTCGATCCTTGAGGAGACCGGCGTCACACTGCCCTCCGCCGCGCGCGCGCTCTTCTCGGTGCCTTTGCCAAACAACACGCCGCTGATTTACGCGGCCACCACGACCAAGATCTACCGCATAGACCCCGGATCGACGGTTCAGGTCTATGACGCAGGCTCGATCGCGCCGGATTACTGGAGCTTCGCGCAGTTCGCCGGCCGCACGATCGCGGTCAATCTGTACGTCAACCCGCAGGGCGCGCTCCCCACAGCCCCCTTCGCTGCCCTTGGCGGCACTCCGCCCCGTGCCAAAGTCTGCGCGGTCGTGGACGGAAATTTCCTTGTCCTCGGCAATCTCCAGAATGACGGGATCGACGGCTACCAGCCCAACCGCATCCGCTGGAGCGGGTTCGGCAACCCCGACACGTGGGGCACCTCGGTGGGCACGCAGGCGGATTTCAACCAGATGCCGGATGAGGGCGGGTCTGTCGTCGCGATTACTGGCGGAGAAACGGGCACGGTCTTCCAGCGCAAGATGATCACTCGCATGCAGTATGTGGGGCTGCCCAACGTGTTCACGTTCACGACGGTGGAGCGGGCTCGCGGGGCTGTCTCGGCTGGCGCGGTATGCTCCGTTGGCGACCTTGTGTTTTTCTACTCCGATGACGGCTTTTACGTCTGGAATGGGGTGAACGCCACGCCGATCGGCACTGGACGGGTGGACGATTGGTTCCGTAGCAGGCTCGATCATAGCCGGCTGGATGCGATCATTTCAGGGTTCGACCCGGTAACGCGCTGCGTGTTCTGGGGTTTTCCCGAACTGGCATCATCGACGATCCAGACCATGATCGTGTTCAGCTTGGGCGATCAACAGTGGACTAGCGTGTCCATGCCGATCGAGGTGATTGCGGCCTCCGCTTCCTTGCCCCGGACGCTGGAGAGCATGCCAACGCCCGACACGTTCGGCGGCTCGTTCGATGATCCAGCTTTTGCGGGCGGCGTGCCGATCCTGGCGGGCATCGATAGCTCCCACACCTATGGCGCGTTCACCGGCTCCAATCTTGCCTCCACGATCACGACAGGTGATTTTCAGGTCGCTCCCGGTGCAAGGGCGATCATTTCGTCCGTTCGCCCCATCATCGATAGCCCGAACGTCAAGGTGTCGCTTGGCCTAAAAAATCAGACCACGGCCGATACGCCAGCATGGACGCCGGCCGTCCCGATCAACGTCATGGGTATAGCGCCGATGCGCGCCAACGCCCGGTTCGTTTCTTACCGGATGGAAACGCCGGCCAACGATAGCTGGACGCGTGCCACCGGCATGGAAATCGGCGCCAAGGGCGGGGGGTGGAGATGAGGTATCTCGGCCTGAAAGACCCGGCACAGCTGATGACGTGGGCGCGCACGCTCATCAACCAGCTGAACGCCTCGGCAGACCCGTTCTATAATCTGCCGATAGCAACTGATGACGCTGCGGCGGCGGCTTTGGGCGTCGATATCGGCAACGGCTACAAGACGGCGGCGGGTGTGGTTCGGTGGAGGGTTTCATGACCTTCGCCTTTGAATTCCCGACCGTGGAGACATGGCCCGCTATCCACGCGCTTCTGGCGCCTGCGATCGAGCATGGCGGCGATACTACGGCCGAAGAGGTGATTGACGAGCTTTTCGGCAACCGCGCCCAGCTTTGGGTGAAGCGGGAGGATGGCGCGCCGGTCGCTGTCGCGGTCACCACGATCCACGACGACGGCACGCTGAACTGCCAGCTTTTGGGTGGGGTCGACATGGGCGCGTGGGTGGACGGGTTGATCGCCACGGTAGCCGAGAAAGCCAAGCCGCTCGGTATCCATCATTTCGAAATGACCGGCCGCGTCGGCTGGGAGCGCGTCCTTAAAGCGAAGGGCTGGCGGAAGAAGAAGGTCGTCATGGAGTTGGCCCTGTGAGTACCAAGAAAAAGACGACCAGCACGTCCACGACCTCTGCCGCGTCATGGGCGCAGCCTTATATCGACCAGAGCCTGACGGGCCTTCAGACAGCGGCGGGGCAGTCCCAGGGTAACGCGGCGACGGTGCAGCCTTATCTCATGTCCGCGATCCAGCAGCTCGGGCAAACGCCCGGTTATATGCAGGCGGCGCAAAACCAGACGCAGAACACGATCAACGGCGGCAGCAAAAATCCGTATGCAAGCCAGATCGCGCAGGCCGGGCAGACGAGCAACCCGTACACATCCCAGATTGCGGCGGGCCAGGGGGCCAACCCTTATGCGCAGCAGCTGACCAGCCAAGGCACAAACGACTACATAAAGCAGATTGCAAATTCGGGCGGCAAGAACCCGTACCTTGACCAGCTGACGGCGGAAAATCCGTACATCAAGCAGCTGATCGACGTGAACAGCAGCACAAACCCCTATGCGGCAGGCGTCGCGGATCGTCTCGGCCAGCAGACGGGCGCGCAATATGCGGCGTCATTCGGAACGGCTGGGCGCGCGGGGTCGGGTCTTGCCGCGCTCCTGTCCACGCAAGGCATCGGTGACACGCTCAACGGCTTCTATTCGAACCAGTATGCGACCGATCAGGGCTATCGCAACCAGGCGCTTACCACGGGTGCCAACCTGAAGGCGCAGGGCCTTGCGCAGGCGGCGCAGTATGCGGGGCAGGATTTGGATCGATCGCAGCAGGGGCTTTTGTCAGCGGGCCAGCTTCAGGACGCCCAACTCGGACGCAACCTTCAGGGCCTTCAGAGCGCGGGCCAGCTGTCTTCGCAGGACATGGATCGTAATCAGGCAGGTCTTACGAGCGCTGCGGGTCTGTCGAATGATGATTTCGCGCGACGACTTCAGGCTCTCATCTCGGCTGGTGGTATTTCCGGGCAAGATCTCGACAGGCAGCAAGGCGCCATTGGGCAAGCGAGCAATCTTTATAGCGCGGGGCTCGGCGGTCTATCTCAGCTCGGCAGCCTGTCCAGCCTGTCCACGCTTCTGCCGTTGCAGGGTGCTAGCGCTTACAGCGGCGCTGTCACGGGGGCGACAAGCCCCTACACGACTGACACCAGGAAATCGACGGAAACGACAGGTGGGTTAGGCACTATTGCCGGTCTTGCTCTAAGCGGGCTTAGCGCCGCGAGTGGAATGGGAGGGCTCGGGGGCATGTCCGGGGGGCTCGGTGGTCTGGGCGGTTTAAGCGGGCTGACGGGAGCGACGCTTGGCGGCATCAATTCGGGTATGAGCTTAGGTTCGCTAGGCCTCGGAGGGTGGAGATGAATATATCGCAGCTTCTTCAGGCTGGCGCGAATGGCCTTGGCGGCTTTGTTGATAGGTTCGTCAATCCGACGAACTCTGTCGGCCAGCTTGGCAACGCTCTGCTGCAATCAGGTGGCGATCTGGGCGGCGCCCTCGGTGGGCTACATGCCCAGAAACGGCAACAGCAGAATGACGCCTTAGAACAGCAATACCGGCAGGCCCAAATCGAAGGGCTAACCGCCAAACAGAACCGTGGCCAGTTCATCCAGCTTGGTAACGGCGGGGTTGCGTTCGGTGACCCTGATGGCGGGCAGTTCCAAGTTATCCGCGAGCCGGCGGCAGAGGATCATCGCCCTGCCTTGCAACGGAATTTCGAGTATCTGAGGGGTCTTCCCGAAGATCAGCAGCGGCTGCTACGGCCGATGATGAGCGGCTTTGCCAATACCGAAGAGGGCCAAGGAATGGCCGTGTCGCGTGCTGCGGCAGTCGCCAATGCGCAGGGTCAAGCTCGCGCCGCCTATCGTGCGCCTCGAACTGGCGGGATGAGCCCCTACGGCCGGAGTAAATCCAACCCCCTGCCGGTGAAAAGCAAGGGCGAATATGATAGTCTACCGGTCGGAGCATGGGTGAGCCCCGCCCCCGGCGTCGTGTTTCAGAAGAGGTAGGCCATGGCTAACTGGTGGGACGGTCTGGTTTCTGGCGGCGGGCAGGCCAAAGGCGGCGGCATGACCGCGCAAGATAGGATCGAACTGAGCAAAGCTCGTCAGGCCAACGAAGACGGCCGCAACGTCTTCCACCAGCTTGCGAACGTCTATCGCACATCTCAGCGTTATCCGGGCGGCATCCCTAACAATGTCGCGGACAGCTGGGGAGCGGCGCTGGGGTTTAAAGACAAACAGGTTCAGGATCAGCAGCTTTTCCGCGCACAGGCTGGGCAGGCAGCGGTGGGTCAGGCCAAGCTTCTTGCTCCGGTTTCGAACGCGGACTTCCAGAACCTTGTCTCGTTCGGGCCGAACCCCGCCTTACGCTCCGAAAACAATAAAGAGCTGATCGCGCAGCGCTACGAAGAGGCCGCACGGCGCTATTTCGAAAACGCTTTCAAGCAGCGTTGGGGTGCGAAGAACGGCGGATTGAACGGGACAGACAAGGCCGGACGCACTTATGCGGAGGCTCTTTCCCAAGCGATGCAACGCCCCGATGTGGCGAATGAGCTGCTGTTTCCCACGAAACGTAAGCCGATCGGAGGCCCCGTGGCGCCTAAGCAGCAACCTGCCGCATCTGGCAGCTGGTCGATCGTCCGCTGATGCCCGAATATACAGTCAAACTGCCAGATGGCGGCACACTGAAGCTAAACGGGCCGGAAGGTGCGTCGGACCAGGAGATTATCGCGCAGGCTCAGCGGCTCATCGCGCAGGAGCGGCCAGGAAAGGCATACGCAACGCCGCAGATTGATCGCCAGAAGATCCCTGGTCGTCCGCTTGGTAAAGCCGGCCTAGAGTCGATCTATACGCATGCCGCCACGCTCGGGCTGGACAAGGTGGGCGCTGGCCTCGCCAGCACGGCAATGAACGCTATCGAGGCCCCACTGAGCAGTAAGGTCGATTTCGATCCTGTTGGCTCGTTCAAGCAAGGCTGGGGCGACCTGCAATCACAGCTGGACGAATACTCCGGCGAGCATCCCTATTTGTCCGCTCTGGGCAATGTCGTAGGCAGCGTAGCTAATGTGCCGGGCTTGGCGCTGGCGGCTGCCCAGCGGGCACCCGGCCTTCTAGCCCGTATCGCGCAATCCGCGAAGGCGGCAGCCCCAGCAGCAGGCGTTCAAGCCGCTACAGGCGTGAACGATATTACGGATGCGCCGCTGTCGGGCTTAGCGGGCATGGTGGCGGGCGCGGGCGTCGGTGCCGCCTTACCGGTTGCGGGGCAAATCGCTTCACCTGTTGTCGGCGGCGTTCGTCGCCTGCTGCGAGGCGGCGAAGGGTTGGCAGTGGAACGCATCGCGGAGTCTCTGGCGAGCGACAACATCACTCCTGCCGCCGCTGGGGATATTATGGATCAAGCGCGGGCGCGCGGTGTGCCCCGCATGCTAGCGGATACAGGCGAGAATACCCGTCGTCTGCTGGGCTCGGTTTATCGCCAGCCCGGCTCAGCGCGCACTATGGTCCGTGAGTCTCTTCATGGGAGGCAGCTGGCGCAAGGCGAGCGTCTACAGAATGCCATCAGCCGCGATCTGGGGCCGGTGGGGAACGTGGCTCAGCAATCAGACGACCTAATACAGGGGGCAAGTGCACGCGCAGGGCCTCTTTACGATGCAGCTTACGCGGCGCCCGGCGCCGGTGCGGTACTTCCCCAAATCCAACCCTTTCTAGAACGTCCCTCGATGCGTGGCGCGTTGGGTAGAGCGCGGACGATTGCCGCCGAAGAAGGCCGCGACCCGACATCGCTCGGGTTCGATCTAGACCCTGAAGGCAATGCAACGCTGACCCGAGTGCCATCCTGGCAGACGCTCGACTATGCGAAGCGCGGCATCGACGACGTTCTAGAGGGCTTCCGCGATAAAACGACCGGACGGCTTCGCCTAGACGAGCATGGCCGCGCGATAGACGCTACCCGCCGGGACTTTCTGCGGACTGTGGACTCGGTGAACCCAGACTATGGCGCTGCCCGCGCGGCTTACGCTGGACCCGCCCGAGAGAGGGACGCACTCCGGCTTGGCCAGACGATGGTGAATGCCGCAGATGGTGATATTGAGCGCGCCGTCTCACGCATGTCTGACAGCGAGCGCGAGCAGTTCGCGCTTGGGATGAGGTCTAAGATCTCCGAAAACCTCGCGCGTCGCACGGACGGTGGCGACAAAGTCGGCTATCTTTCCAATTCGCCGCAACGCCGCGCTATTCTTCAGAGGGTAGCTGGGCCGGGCGCCGATGTAGAGCGGTTCGCCTCGACATTGGCCGACGAAGACGCGGCTGGCCAAACCTATCGCGCGGCCCTGACGGGGTCGCCTACCGCGATCAATATGGCGGATGATGAGTTGGTCGGTGATCCGGGCGTGGCCATTCAAGCGGCGGGCAAGTTCATCCGGGGCGCGAAGGGCGGCGGTCTAACGGGTGGACTTGCCAATCTTCTTGCGCCCCTGTTGGACGCCCAGCGATTTGGCGTAGGCCGTGCCGGCGACCGCGTCCGCGAGGGCATTGCGTCGCTTCTGCTCGAGACTGAGCCCGGAGCCCTCAACACTGCTCTCCAGGGGCTCCAGGATCTCGAAGTCCGTAATACGGCGCGGAGCGCTCGGGTCGGCAGGATCGGGCTGCAATCCAGCAACGCGCTTGGCTCCCTTGCCGGACAGGGCATTGGGACGCTTAACCGCTAGCGCGACAGCCATGACGGCCATCGCCGCGAGAACGAAATCCATATTCACTGCGGGTGATAATTCGGGTTTCGTGCCATCTCGCGAAGCTGCTCAGCCGTGTATCCGCGCGTCTGATCGCGACCGAACGCCTGCCCGCCACCTTGGCCGTATGACTGACCGCCACCCTGGCCATACGATAGCCCGCCATTTTCACCATACGAGCGCCCGCCGCCTGCTCCGTAGGATTGGCCTCCTCCCGCACCGTAAGACATGCCGCCGCCAGCCCCATAAGATTGACAGCCGCCCTGTCCGTAAGAGCCCTGAACGCAGTTGCGCCATGCCTGCGCATCAGCGCCTGAGCCGATCAGCAAAGCGCCGGCAACGAACGCAACAAACTTCATAAGGCCTCCCCTGAGTCGCCCTACGCTAACACATTGCATCGGCCGTTACGATATAGTATCCTGATACCGCTCGCGGGCTCGCCCGCTTCGTGCGACGCCGACGTTACAGGCGCTCTGCGGATGACCACCGGCTTGGTCGCCCTCACGCACGCGGAGCGCCCATGGCCGGGATCGCAGACTATAGCACGACGCCGAACAGCAATGGCTCGATTAATGGTATCAACATTGCGGAGCTGTGCCCTGCCGCGAACCTGAATGACGCCATCCGTCAACAGATGGCGGACACAGCGCAGCTACGAGACGGCGGCGCGCCATCTGCTACGGCCGACGCGGCCAAGTTGTGGGGCGGCACGAATACTCAGATCGTAACCCCCAAATCCATCAAAGACGCCTCCGCATGGATCACGATCGCTGACGCGGCAACGATCACGCTCGACCATGCCGCCGGGCGCAATTTCACCCTATCGCCCTCGTTCGGCAGCAACCGCACGCTGGCGGCATTGGCGAACCCCGTTCCCGGCCAGCCCGTGTTCTTCCTCACCAAGCAGGACGGAACCGGCAGCCGCACGCTAGCCGTGAACCCGGCGCAATGGATATTTCCAGGCAGGCCGACGACCGCGCCCCTCTCTCCCGGCGTCAATGCCGTGACGATGATTTCTGGCATCGTTGGCCCCGCAGGCGAGGTTTACGCTAACGCGGTGCGGTTCGGATGATCTTCGCCGTGCCTCTTTTCGGCGGCGGCGCGCTGTCTGATGGCGTGGTGTTTCGAGGCTCCACAACCCGCGCCGAAACGCCCGCCAGCAAGGGCATCCAAGATGGCTATCTGGCCGTAACGCCAAGCACGACCAGCTTGATAAGCGGCAGCGGCGGCGCGTGGACGACGGTGGGCAGCATCGCCTTTAAGATCGTGGATGTGGCGGACCTGAGTTCCCCGATGGGCGGCACGGTCCCCGGAAATGACGGCGGGGGGTCCACAGCGATACGCGGCTGCGCTTTCTATTCGGGCGCAACCAGCGTTTCCCCTCAGCGGCGCAGCGGAAGCGGAGGTGCCGGTAGTCAGGTCACTCTCGCAGGCTTCGTCAAAGACCCGAACCACGGTGGGCTTATCGCGCGTGGGCAGACCAGCAACGGCGGCAACGGCACCGGCAATATCAACACGCCTCCCGGTGGACCCTCCGGGACTACGGGCGTGGCGATCGGCTATTTTACCGGCGTTCCGGGGGAGGGCGCGGTCAGCATCATCCACCGGATCACGCCCGTCGCCGCCTACGTCGATAACGATCAAATCGCATATGGCGC